CCCCAGCCGCTGGCAAGCAGGCATCTTTTCTTCGTGGTGATGGAACGTGGGTAGTGCCTACCAATACCACATACGGATTAGCCTCTACTACAGCTAACGGCTTATTGAGACAGCTTAATGGAAGCACATCCAGTTTCATGCGTGGAGATGGCACTTGGGCTACACCTCCTAACACGACATACGCCGTAGCCAACGAGTCTACTAACGGGTTGATGGCTGCGGCTGACAAGAAGACCATGAACAGGCTTATAGGAGTTAATACGGTCACGACATTAGCTAACTTGCCTATTAGCAAGAGAAGTATCACGGCTACGTTATCAGCCGCTACCACCCTATCCGTGCAGTCAGGGATGCAGGTAGGGGAGGAGCTGATGATCATGTGTGTACCCTCAGCGGCTTTCATCCAAGCGATACCTAATTCCGGGGATTATGTCAGCATGAGCGGAACTTCTATAACCACTACGGCTAACAAGCCTTTCGAGATAAATATCTGGTGTTACGCTTCAGGCAAGTATAGCATCGCCGTTAAAGAACAAGATTAATAAGCTATGAGTTTTACATATATAAACAGGGAGATATATCCCAAGATGTTGGTTCAAGATGAGCCTCTTGACGATAATTACGCCAAGGGCTATAGTTATGATGATTACTCCAAAGGTATTCCCGCTCCATGGATAGAGCTTGGGGAGGAGCAACTGGCGTTCAAGGAGGCTAATCCTAAAGCTACTGTCAAGGAGATTATCGAGGCTAAGCTGGATGAGTCAAGGCTTCTTAATGAGGAGAAATCAGTTAAATACGAGGAGATAAGAACTTATGAGACCGGAAATCTATATGAGTTCTTCTTGGATGATCAGAATATCTATATTCCTGAACATGATAGACGTAACGCCTTGCTTGATGGGGCTATAGCTGGCAAGATAACGATCATGGGTCTGGAATTCGATATAACGGAAGGCAAGATCTTGATCGGGATGATGGATAAGTATGATAATGATCTTATGTCGGCGTTAGGGGACAAGCAAAAGCAGATCAATCTAGCCACTACCGTAGAGCAGGTAAGGGCTATTGATGTCCAATCCGGATATCCAGACAAGATAAGTGTCACCACAGCATACGTCCAGCAACAGGCGAAGGAGAAGGACACCTCTGATCCTCAGAAGGTGGCTGTAAAATTTTCTAGAATGGTGGTTAATAATAAAGACTTATCCTTATCCTCTAACGATAAATTGGATGTTAAGGTCCTATTCCCCATATGGGGACAAGAAGGGGCGGAGTTCGGGCTATCCGTGGATACCGGATTTTGTCTTAGGGTGGTTAAGGAGGATACGGATATCCTTTATGAGGTTATCCAACAACATACGCTGTCGGAGGAATGGGAACCCGGACTAAATACGGCTTCCTTGTATAAGGTTATTGATAAGGAACATGCCGGTACTATAGGGGATCCTATCCCGTATTTCCCTCCAATGGAGATATTCAAGGATAAGTATTACATTCAGAACGCTGATGTGTATAAGTGTACTAGGGATAGCGGAACTCCTCTCAGCCATAATCTACAGGATTTAATAGGTCTGTACGTGGAGCGGGTGTAGTCGTAGTGCTATCTCCCCCCCCCCATATTTTATGGCTAACATTATAAAAGTTATTTTTGGCATAATAAAAGGATATTTATAAATATATTTAAGTATGGCATCACAAAAATTTGGTTTCGTAACCGTAGACCCGGTATCAGGATCAGGAGATCAAGCGGTTAATTTCTTCGGTGATAAACACACCGGTCGTCTTCAACGCACTATCAACCTTACGGTCACCACGAACGGCGGGGCTAAGAAGGCGTTGGTAGTTAATCAGGCAGCGGCTGCTGAGGTGGTAAGATCAGACAGCCCTAACGCTTCCGTACAAAAGACAGGTGGTAATGTTACCATCACCGGTAAGTCTAACAGTACTAAGCTTACGTTCGCGGTCACGCCGGCTGAGGAGAACGGGCTTACGTTACAGCTCCCGGCTAACTACACGGCGGCTGGAAAGACTACGGCTAACGGAGCGATTATCGCCGACGATCCCGGAGCCGCTGGCGAGTTCGTTTGGAGCATCACGATCTCGGACGTACCGGCCAACGTCACGATCGAGGAACTGACAGCTACATTGAAGGTAACTGCCGCTGGTGGCCAGATAGCCAACGTGACGGTAACGCAAGCCGCTGGAGACTCTACTATCGAGCTTGACAAGGAGACTATTAACTTGGATGTAAATGGTACTCAACAGACGGTTAACGTAACATCTAATGACAGCTGGACATGGGCGCAAGCTGCGGCTAGAACCGTATTGAGAATGATGGGACGATAATCAGTTTCTTTTCGCTTACTCAGACCCCGATCGACTAAAGCCGGTTGGGGTTTATTTGTTTTGCTATCTTTGCAATAGAACAAAAAATAATACAACTATGGCTAATGATTTGAATATTAATTGGAGGGACGGGGTAGGCGAGGTGACGGACCAGCCTCTGACCGTTAGCCCGGGAGCCGGGAAGGGGGACGCAGCGGTTTCCTTTGGATCGGTGATGAATAAAGGTCTTGATCGGACTCTTGAGCTGGAGATAACAACTCCAAAGGGTGTTAAGAAGACGCTTACCGTAAACCAAGAAGGATGTCGTCAGGCTTATGTGACCAGTGACGGCAAACGATGGTTGACTAGCGACAACCGGGTGTATGGGGTGTTGAAGAGCAATGCCCCATGTGCATGCATGGATAAAGGTATAATATCTTATGTTAAACCTGACGGAGGTGTAACAGATATCCCATCATTAGACTGTATAGGGATTGTATTGGATGATCAAGGTAAAAATTCATGATTGAAAAGAATGAGACATCTAATGAAAGCTATAAAAACTCATGGTCAGATGGTAATAATAAATATTTTTATTGGGGTGGAAATGGTATCGATCAGGCTGGCATTACAAGTTATATAAATGTGGATGGCAGTAATGAAAGCGGTTGCCTAAGATCAGAATCATGTAAATACTATCAGAATCCCAAACTCTCTCCTGATATTAATTTATGGACATCGGGAGCATTATCAGACTGGGAAGGGAAATCTAATTCTGAAGTGCTAAAGGGCGTGATTGACTCCGGTATTTTACAAGTTTATTATCCCACAATGGGGTATTTGCTTAACACATTTTTAGCTAGTCCTGACGCTAAGGGTTTTGATGATTGGTATATTCCATCATTACCACAACTTGCGTTAATATGGATGAATTTGACGAGTGTAAATAACGCGCTATCCGCTATTGGTGGAGAACAGCTTGACGCTAATGGCAGGTATTGGTCTAGTTCGGAGAATAGCAGTGGATATGGATGGAGGATATATACCGATAGCGGTATTGCAAGCAGAGCGTATAAAGGTGACGCTTATAGTGTAAGGCTTATTCGTGACATTTAAATATTACAATTGTTTGTTTTTACAAAAAATGTAATTACATTTGTGGCGCATGTCCATCACCATGCTTTTCGTCGCTAATTTATTATAAGGGGATACAGGTCTGTGATGGGATCGGTATCCCTCTGTTTTTAATATGGAAAAGATAGATGTTTTCGATGTTCAGATTCCTGATGGGAGACAAATCCGTTGTATATCGTATAATAAGATTACTTATTTTGATCTTGACGATATATGTAAGTTATGTTTTGACTCATACGACCTACATGATGTGGCTGACACTAAGGTTATGAGCGAGTTCCTACACCGTGAGAGTGGTCGTTATTGGACCACTATAGATGGCGTAAGGCAGTTGTATCGTAGGATTGAGTGTAAGATGTGTTTTGAGGTTATAGAAAAATTAAAGGAGTTATGAGAGAGATGGAATTTGATTTCGTGATATATCCGTTGAAGTTGATTATCACGGTTGGGTTGGATTATAAGACATTGTGTGATCGTTTCGAAAATATGGAGCCTGAACACGAGGGGAAATGGGGAGATGAGGATGATATGGACAAGGAGGCGTCTTTCGCGAATTTGGTAAGGGATAGGGATGATGACGATAAATTCGCCATACTTTGGAATTTTTCGAGCGACGATGATTTAATAATGAGAAATATATGTCACGAGTCATTCCATATAGCAATGAGCGTATGTCAGTTTTGTAATATGTCTCTTGGTTTTAAGGTTGGAGAGGATGAACACGCAGCATATATAGCCGGCTTTGCTGGTGATTGCGTTAGTGAGTTCATCAATAGTAAGAATACGGATTAAGCCATAAATTATATAAGGAACACAAGAATATCAGCCTCCGCTTATTTGTGGGGCTTTTTGTTTATCTTTGTCAAAAACATGAAGTTATGTCGAGTTGCGTAATTAAAAGGAATAAGGAAGGTAAGATAACCCGTGTCTTGACCCCTTCCGGAGAGGTATCCACCTTGTTTGATAAGATAGCGGGTATAGCCGCCGTAAGTGACCTTAATAAGGCCGCTGAAGCTTATATGACTATTTATAACGATAAGTTTAGGTCTAAGTTCGGTGACTGGACGAAGTCCGTACCAGGGAATAAGGAGGCCGCCAGATCCATAAGTGCCAGACTTAACGCTAGCGAGTGGGGACAACTTATGTCAGCCAAGGTCTTGTCTGCCATAAGTGATATGGACGCCCCGGCGTTGGCCAGAAGCCTTGGGAATAGCGACAATGTCGTGGCTTATCTTACTTCCGGAGAGGTAGGTGAGGTCAGTGATATGGCGGTGGTAGATACATCCACGGTACAGGAGGTGGATTTGGATTCCATAAATGAGGATAATATTGGCGACACGATACTGAAAGAGGCGTCATGGGATGATATAAGGGCTATCAGGGAGAATATAGACATTAAGGAGACAGCCCATATGTTATGGAAGGCCGTGGAAAGCGCTTTTACCGGGCAACGACCTAATATTAGGGTGAAAGGCGGAAGTATAGACGGGGAGATCATATTTTCTGGCAATGTCTTGCCGTTAAATAATATTGAGAATTATACTCCTCCATCTTCAAGATTGGTATATGATTCCGGTGAGCCTCGCCTGTTCTTTAGATCGGATGACGGCAAGATACACGAATCTTACGCCAACGCCATAAAAGGATCGTCCGGTGGGCGGGTCGAGGCCGGGTTCTTGGCCGGCAGTGTCGAGGAGAGCGACGTCCCGTCCGGTACGGCTGATATCTCCTTTGGCTCTTCCTCCATAACCCTTAATAACAGTGGGTCATTCATCCCGGTCCTTGGTATTAGCTCAAACTCAGATGTAAGCACTCGTGGAGGGTTTGTTAATTACCTTATCAAGAAAGGTATGTTGAGTGGGGAACGTATAAGGCTAGGGGATAGATATTATCTTACTGGAGCCGGCAATTCTGATGGTCTTAAGATCTATAACGCTATGGATGCCTTCTCTAGCCTTAAAAATAGATTTGGAAGTCAGTCCTCCGAAATGAACGTATTGGGTTCTATAGGTTTTGATACGGAGGTAAGTAATGATCTTGATCTTATCACTACGTCCGGGGAGAAGGTTACGGTAAGCAGATCGGAGATCAAGGGTATGTTAAGGCAAGGTAAGTTTGAGGAGCTTAATAACAAGTATGATGGATTCATGGAGCTAGCCTTGTCGTTGATGATGGAGGATAACGCTTTGTACGGAAGCAATGTCCGTGGGGTTATCGAGAATGAGAAGGCGGAGGATCTCCAGAATAGGACTGATATCACCAATATCTTATCCACGTTAGGTATCCGTGTGATGGGTATGTTTGAGTATATGGATAAGTATAAGATGCGTAATGGCGTGGATCCTTCGGCTAGGGCCTTATCTGACATGGCCAATGGGGTTATCGCCTTGGCTGAGGGGGCTACGGTAGAGGATCTCAATGAGGAGGTGGCTCATTTCTTGGTCGATACTTATCGTAACCAACAGGAGATTGACGAGGTGCTGGATTCTGTTGTCGGCACGTCGTTATGGAATCAGTTCGCTGGTCGTTACTATGAGGTGTATGGGAAGGAATACCAAGGAGAGGAGCTGGATCGGATGGTGAAGCGGGAGATCCTAGGTAAGACGTTGGCCCAGCGGTTCGTGCCGGGCATGGAACAGGCGGTAGAGGATCTGACCTCGTCCGAGGACGCCCAGCTCTCCTTGTTTGGCAGGATGGTACGAGCTATACGTAATTTCTTCTCCAGCCAAAGATCGGATTTAAATAAGGTACTTGACAGGATAAAGGAGTCGGCGTTAGCTGATGATCCAAGCGCCTTTGACGTGCTTCTGCTAAAGGATAGCGATCATCTCATGTACTCGTTATCGGACGTTGACGTGGCTAATAAGCTGATCAAGAATGGCAGGTCATTAGAAAGGCTGTATACTAGATTGCGGAGGATGAGATCAAGCCAAAGCCAGAGGATCGGTGAGAGTATCTCCCTTCTACGTGATATAGGCGAGAAGGTAAGACAAGTCGGGGGCGAGCTTAATAAAAACAACAACCTGTTATCCACCAAGAGCGTCATAGCGACCGCCAAGGCTGAGGTGGAGTATTTGGTTACGGTTGCCAGTAGCTTGCGTAAGAGCGACAAGGGATTGGATTATGAGACGATACAGGTTATCGATAACGTATATGGGGAGATAGTACCGTTAATCAGGAATCTTCGTGGATTCGTCAATAATCAGGCGGCGGATTATTATGGCAACAACAAGGTTGGTATGGTAGAGGATATGGATGATATATTACGTATGGCTGAGACATCTATGTCTGATATAAACGCCCTTCGTAGCGATCGTAACGAGGATTGGCTGGATGGACAGCTCCGGATGTTTAATATCCCGGAAAGATATTGGAATGGGATAAAGAAGTTGATAAATAACATCCATAAGGATATCAATGTCATGTCCCGGTTTTTCGGGACGTTAGAACATAGCGGGAACGCTATCTTAGGCATGTTAGGGCAACGTCTTGCCAAGGCTTATAACGACGCTCATGTTGAGGGCGTGGCTAATATCAATAAGATGACGAAGATGATGAAAGAGCGTGGATGGGGGATAAAGGATAATGAGGATCTTATACAGAAGATAAACGGTAAGAACTCTGATTACCTTGATTCGTCCCGTGATTTCGCCAAATACGATTTACTGTATCGGACAGAGCAGGCGAAAGCTATTATTGATATATATGATCTTAAGAATGTTATGGGTAAGACCGAGAAACAGCTTATTGATCTTCTTCTATCCGATAGAGGTCTTAAGGTGAAGACTCGTGACGATATCGTAGGATATGATGGGGATAAACCTATTACGAAGGAAGTATATCATATATTCAAGCCTACCATTCAGAATTTCGATATCTCGGACATGACGTTCGAAGATCAGCAACGATATCTCGATGCGATAAATAGGTGGTTGGATGAGAATCGTGAGAAACCTATGGTGCAGGCTTATTACGATAAGATCGAGAATGTGAACAAGAAGGTAGAGGAAAGGCTGGGTCGCAGGGTATCACAAGCTACATCCGATTTCATGTCTCGTATCCGCAGGAGTAGATATGTGGCTATGGATAAATTCGTGAAAGACGGGAAAGTGGATTGGTCGGCATTCCAATCCGATCCTATAGCATGGAGATCTTATCTGGATATCCTTCGTGATAGGGCTATAGCCAAGAGCGAGTGGTATTCCGACGGTACACCAAAGGAAGCGGGGTCCGAGGCGTTGATGATGTCCGAGGAGATCAAGGCATGGGACGAGGCATGGACAGAGGAGTTCGGGAATACCAACGAGGGTCGTAAGGCTTCCGCGGAGTTCAAGGAGATACTTCGCAGGATAGAGCGGTCAGAGGGCGGTAAGGCGGCGTTCGAGTTCCTGATGGCTGGCGGTCATCTTGGTTTCTCTAAGGATATGTGGGGATCCGAGGAGGGTGATTATTACGAGAATCTGGTTGATAAGATCACGGAGCAATCTGTATCATCATCAAGGATAGAGAAGGTAGAGGAGGCGATGGCAACAATAAATGAGATCAACGATCAGTTAAGACCTTTGCTTATTCAGTACCGGGATAGCACGAGATACGGGGAATATGATTTCGACAGGCTGCGCGGGTCGGCGTCGCTAAGGAAGATAAACGAGCTATACGACCGTCTGGCCGAGGCCAAGAGTGTTATTAACGCCGCCGCTTCCGCTGAGGATATTGAGATGAATATGCCCGATACGGTGGAGAGTGGCGTTACAGATTCCTACCGTAATGCGTTAAGGGATGCCGTGACATACGACAAGGGTATGGATGAGATTAAGTTCGCCAAGGAGCATATGTCCGCCCGCTCCCGGAGTCAGGTGGATAGGATGGCCGCCAAGCTGTCCCGGAAGAACCCGTCATGGACGTTCATAGAGACATTGTTCTTAAGAAAGAAATACGGTTCTGATTTCAGTGATAAGCTGGCTAATGATATAGCTATGGGTAAGGCTAATAGTATACTTATCGAGTACGCCAGAACTCGGCTATATCCTTATATGAGAAAATACTCTCCCAAGGGATATTCTGATTTCGTCAGGAAGATAAATAACGGTACGTATAAGGTATCCGAGTTCTTTGATGCCATGGAAAATGGTATATCAAAGGAAGAGAGCGTATCCCGTTTCGGGTTTGATATTAATATGATTGACTTATCGATCAATAACCAGTGGCTAGAAGAGGCCGATGCCGAGAGTTCTTTCCGTAATCCTAATTATAATCCCGATCTGGGTTATGGGTATCATACGCCTAGGTTCGATAAGTACAAGAACGAGGCTTTCTTTAAGAAATACGGTATTACCAACGAAGGGGAGGAAGCTACGATCAATAAGGATAAGTGGGAGATGAGGAAGGAGCTGCTTAACATAAGCCGTAAGGCTATGGAGGATTATGACGAGCGGTTCAGGAACATCTACCAGATACCACAAATATCCAAGGGCGGCGTGGAGAGGATGGTGCAGGCCGGGGTTGACCCGAAGGCGGCCATCGGCAACGCCGTGCGTGATATTGTTGGCGAGAGGGTGGATGACCCTATACACGGTCAAGGGCAAGACCTAGGAGAGCTTAATGAGAACGATAACAAATATCGCATGATCCCCAAGTACTATCTGAGTAAGCTAGAGAATGCCGATGACGTATCTCATGATTTCGCGTACTCCTATTCCATGTTATCCTTACAAGCAGCCGCTTACAAGCATAAGAGAGCGGCTTTGGATGATGTCATGGGATACAGGAACATGATGCTGGAGACACAATACGACGGCGGTAAGAACCCAGAGGCAACGCATGCCTATAGGATGTTTCAAGATTGGGTTAACGCCAGTATCTATGATGTCAGGATAAATAACAAACGTATAGAATGGAACGTAGGAAGCTATAAGGTGGACCTTAATAAGCTAGCTCTTATGTTTACTAAGTTCGTATCCAAATCCAACTTGGGCTTCTCCCCGTTCGTCGCGGCTACCGGCGCCCTTACCGGGCAGGCCAACTTCCTTTTGGAGGGTATGGTGGGGCAGTATATAAGCAAGGATTCCATGAAATACGCCTATGGGGAAGCCCAGAAGCAGTTGAGTACGTACGTGTCTGAGATCGGGGACATAAACCGTACCAACAAGCTATATGTCGTTGGAGAGGCCCTAGGTGTGTTTAATGTCCGCAACCGTGTACGATCGGCGGCGTACAACAAGATCTGGAGAACCTTATTCCGGGACCTGCCGTTTAAGATGATGGAGGTTCTTAACTCCCCGTTGGATCCGCAGGTTATTATCTCGGTCATGGATGATACCCGCCTATACGAGGGTCAGTTCTGGTCATACTCCAATTTCAAGGAGATGATGATGAAGGACAGGAATATGTCCGCTAACGAGGCTAAACGCGATTGGGAGCGTTTAAGGGATTATTCTATGTGGAACATGGTAGACGTCAAGGATGGAAAGATCGTGGCTAAGAACGAGGCTAACAAGGATATTATAGACCGATACATACCTACATTATCTAGTAGGGTCAGAAGTATGGTGCAGATCTGCGACGGCGCCTTGAACGAGCAGAACCGGGTGGGGGCTAGCCGGAACGCTATCCTTAATATGGTGCTGCCTCATCGTGGATGGTTTATATTGGCCGTGCAGCGGGCGTATAAGAAAGCCGGTTTCAATTTCCAGACCAACCAGTTCGAGGAAGGATACATGAGAACGTTATGGAGATTCGCCGGGGATATTTATAATATGATGTCAGAAGGCAGGATGAGGGAAATACATGACGTGCTGAAAGAATATCATAGTCTTAATCCTTATGAGCAGACCAACATCAAGCGATCGCTTGTTAATATGGCGGTATTCGCTACCATGATAGCCATAGGACGGGCGTTGATGGGATACAGGGAGGATAATGAGGATAGTTGGTTCGGGCAGTTCATTACCTATATAGGATTCAGGACGATCAATGAGATCGCTTCCCAGACATCCCCGTTCATGGAGCTTAACGCTATAGATATGTTACAAGACCCGCTGGTTACGACCCGGAAATTAGGTGATCTCACCGATCCTCGAAACTGGGATCCTTTCGCTACCGTCCAGACCGGCGTGTATAAGGGCGAGAGCAAGCTATGGAGGCAGCTCATGAAGTTCTCATTTGGTAAGCAATGGTATAATATCAAGACGGCTAGGGATATTAAGCAGACATCCGACTACTGGCTGATGACCAACGGCATGACGATGGGATTCTTCTTAGGAGGCAGGGATAAGGATGAGTCTGGGGAGGACGCTAATTGGTATTTTGATAGAGGGAGGTAGATGATATTGATTATAAGGTTTTTACCCAAAATGGCAAAAACTTTGTTGGTTCGGAGGCAAGATGTTTGGTTAAAATAATAGAAGGATAGGAGATTATCACCCTATCCTTCTACTGTTATCAGCCCTTATACTTATACACAAAATCATCCACATCCATATACTCACACCCGAAGTTTTCCGCCGTTTTCTTATCGGAGTCGGAGAACTGCCCTTCTTCCCCGGAAGCGTCCCCGATCATCAAGATAGTATCGTATACGATCTTTTCTTCCTCATCTTCATCGTTATTCATGTATTCGATGAAATCCATATACTCTTTTATCATCCCTATATTCGGCTTCCTATTGACGTTGCGTTTATTATTGCTTTCGCAGTAATAAGCACTTACGGATATATCCGTGTAATCTTCCAAGGCGTTTGATATGTAATCGAATTTATATTCAAACATCTCTTTGTCCACGAATCCTTTTTCTATACCTCCCTGATTTGATATGATTAGTATATCATCAGGAGCGTAATTTTTGATAGCCTCAAATACGTAGAGTTTGAGTTTCATATCCCATATACCTTTAGGGAATGTATCCCCTGACAATGTCTCAATCAGTGTCCCGTCTAAATCTGTTATTAACAATTTACACTTTTTCATGATTCAAAATTTAAATGATATGTGATTATTTAGCCATTTTATCAAGGCGAATATTAAAAGAGAGCGTAGTAGGAGGAGACTTTGGCAACTCATTGCCAATTCTTACCATCTCATCATGTTCCTCTTTCGTTAAGAAAGGTTTATCTATTAAATAAGCTAACCTTTCTTCCAGTTCTTTTTGTTTCTTATTACTTT